GTTCTTGGCGTTCGAGACGGTCAAGTGCGGTGTCGGTTTTGTAGCCTGGGTTTGTTTGCAGCTGTTGAATGTCGCCGCCTTTTACTACACCAAGTTGTCCTGTTTTGCCATCTGCGAGTTGGATGATTTCTGGGTTTTCACCTGGGCGTGATACGAGGTATTCGTCTGGGAAGATGCCGCGTTCGATAGCGATTTCGGTGAGTGCTTGCAAGCGTGCGCGTGTGAAGTACATTCCGAGTACTCCGTCGTATTGTCCGCGTGGTTGGTCTAGTGTGATGCGTGATGGAACTACTGCGAGAGGCATGCCTGTACGGTTAGGGATTCGTTCAAGCTCTACAGTCTCCAAGCCTGCGCGTTCTGGAGGTGTAAGTCCGTCAGTAAGTGGCGCACCCATGACAGCGATGACAATTTCTTGGTCGTCGACATATTCAAGAATCGTGAATTTGGTGTCGAAGGTGACTCGTCCCATGCGGAGTTTTCCGATGACTTGTTCACCGTAATAATCAATGAGCCATTGAGCGGTTTTGGTGTATGTGAATATACAGTCGTCAGGTACCAGGTTGTCTGGGTCTTCAGATGGCGCAGCGTAGGTGTCTAGTGGGTTGCGTACTGCCCATGTTGGTTGTAGTTTGCGGAAGTCTGGGCGTAGCATTACTGGGCTTGATGAGTATGCGAGGAAGTGTCGTGCGCGTCGACGCATCTTCAGGTTCATTTTGTTGTGGTCCCAATATGACAGGATTACTTTTTTGCGTAGTCTCGCCATTTCTTGGGAGTCAAGGTTGCCTTGTTTGAGTGGCGGGAAGAATGGCATTGGCATGGTTGATGCGATGCGCATTGAGGTTTGGTCTAGACCTTGGATAAGTAGATTGGCTACGTTTGTGCGTGCGTTGCGGTCTAGTTCTGAAAGTGGGATTACTACGTCACCGTTTGCGAGGTCGCGTACTTCGCGCATGCGTCGCAATACTGGTCCTTGTGCTTCGCGTCTTGCGTTGTAAAGTTCGACGATTTGTTCGACGGATAACACTTAGTGTGGACTCCTTGATTTTTTGACGGCTAACGCAACTGTACTATATTAGCCTTGTAGTAACCAAGATGGTCGCCATTGTCGTGGTGGTAGTTTCACTCCGCTTACGTTGGGGAAGTGTAGTTCTGCGAACCAGTTTGCCATTACTAGGTCGGTGCCGTTCTTTTTGTCTGGTGTCCATTTTGTGAGTTCGTCTACGAGTGCGAGTGTTTTCCAGTTGCCGCGCATTGATGGGAGTCGTACTGCGCCTGCACGGTAGAGCGGTGGGAGTAGTGCTTCGATGCCAAGTTTTTCGTCGAATTTGTTTCGGCTTGTGGTGTGGGGGATGATGTTGACCATTTGGCGTGTTTGCCATTTGCGTACAAAGTCGTGGGCGAGGAGGAATCGTTGAGCTGCGTTTACTTCCACAATGATATGTGATACAGGGTAGCCGTAGGCAAAAGCTCTGTTCGTCCAGTCTTCTAACAGTCCTGAGTATGCGCCTGTTGTGGTGTCATATCCAAGTAGTTCTTCTGCTGTGAGTTTGACACGCTCAACATCTATCAAATATCGCAGGTTGGTTTGTGGTTGATAGAGCCACCATTGGATTCCCCAGAACTGTGATGGTGATGGGTCGACAGAAATGATGGATATTACTGGTGGTGATAAGCCTTCAGGGATTTGTCCTGGCAGACGGTCGTTGTCGATGCACCCTTGGTAGAGTACGCCGTCTGGTCCTAGTCCGCCTGTGACCCAAACTCGTGAGATGAGGTTGGTGTCGTCCGCATCATCTTCCTGTTGATATACGACTTTAAAAGTTCGCGGATTGGAGTAGCGGATGTAGGATAAATCTTTCCAGGAGAGACGTTGGGGGTCAAGGAGTGGACCTTCGGGGTAGGGTTTTGCGTCGTAGCGGCGTGATGCTGGTCCTGTGTCAAGTTCTTCATAGTATGCCTTGTATACGATGTGCTTATATTTTTGGGTTTTGGCTGGTTCTGTGGCGGCAAGTGACTCTGGGGTGGTCATGTCCATGCCGTCGTAGTCGGCTTCGTCAACATCATAAGAGATTTTGTTGAGACAGTGGGCGTAAAGGTCGCCTGAGCCTAGTCTTTGTCCTACTACTGCTAGTAGTCCTGCTGGGTCTACACGGGCTTCAGCTACTTGGTCCCATCTTTCAAGCATTTTGTCACGGGTTGCGCCTTCACGGGCGTTATCTACTGATGCAACGTCGTCAAATAGGCAGAGGTCGGCACGGTGTCCGATGTATTCTGAGTCAATCCCGTATGCGCGGACGGTTGGTTCTTTGTTATCTAGCCCGTTTCCGTCTAATTGTTCTACTACGAACTCTTCTGCACGCCACAATGCGCCTTTATCAGATGGTTTGAACCTGCCGTAGTCGATGGATAGGCATCCTTCGGCGTTTACTGCTAGTCCTTTTTTGACTATTTCTGGGTCTGGATGGATTGGTTGTGGGCGTTCGAGGGTTTCACGGATGCGTCGTGAGTATTGTTTTGCCATGGCTTGGCTGATTGAGCCAATCATGACACGAATTGCACGGTTTCTTACGATTGCCCATACGGCAACATCGTGAAACAGGGTGGATTTTCCTGCTCCTGGTGGGACGTTGAGTACAACGAATTCTTTTTCGGGGTGTTCTAGGAGTTCCACGAGTTTGACTGCGGCTTCTACTTGCCATGGTGAGGGTACTCGTCCTAGGTAGTAACGGCGGAAAAAGTCGAAGTCTTCTAAGCCCCGTTGTGCTTCTGGGCAGAGTCGTGTGAGTGGGATTGCTGGGGGTAGGTTGGTGGCTTCGTCGAGGTCTTGTTCGTATTGTTTGTGTTGTACGCCGCCGCCTTTTCCGCGGACACGGGTTGCTTCTAGTACAGCTTGGTCTAGTTTTGCTTTGGCTGCTTTGGATTTGGCTAACCAGTTTGAGCCTGTGTTGATGTGTACGCCTGCGATGCGTGAGGCTTCGGTGATTGATGAGCCTGCTGCTATGGCTGCGAAGAATCGTGCTTTGTCTTCTGGTGCAACTTTTCGTTTTGTTCCCATGCGGGGATAACCTTAGACGACTGACGGATTATTTTTTGCGCGTTTTGCTATTTTCTTTGCTTCGGCTTTACTCAACATTTTTTCAACAATGTTTGGTTCTACTTTTGCTCCAGCTTTTTTCAATTCTTCTTTTAGCAAATCTCTAACAACATCAGGTCGTTTTCCGCGCAACGGAATTTCTGCTACTACTCGCCCTGGCGATTTTGTGCTTGTTGCAACGGTTGGTGGGAGTTGGATGATTGGTCGACCTGATTCGGTGAACTGTGGTGTCTTTGGTGTTTTAGGGTAAGGCGGTAGGTCTGTGGTTTTCTTTGGTGCTTTGAAAACATATAGTGAGCCGCCACCTGGTGGTAGTTCTCGACCTTTGTCGACCCATGAGCCGCCTGTTGCATATCCTGTTGTTACGCTTTGGGTTTGAAATTGTGCTTGAAGTGGAACGTCGGTTCGCATGCCAAACACTCGTTTTTCGTTTGGTATTGCTCGTGAGAAACTTGGTTGAAGTTCTTGGATGCCGCGGACTGGTGAGCCGTGTACGAGTACGGTTTCACCTTTGACCATGTTTTGGATTCTTGCGGCTAGTCCTGTTTCAACTGTTTTGTTGATTCCTACTTGTACGGTTTTGGCTACGCCTGCTGCTGCACCTGTGATAAGTGCGTCTACTGCAGCGGACTTGGATAGTGCGTTAAGGGATTGACGGTCACGGTTTACAGCGAACCCTAAAAGTTTTTTGGTTGTATTCGAGTATGGGTTGAGGATGTCGTTTGCCATGGATATGCCTTGACCCATGGTGCGTACGCCTTTGTCGCCTGGGGTTAATGCTGGTTTGTCACCTGAAGCGATTTTGGCGGTGTTGACAATTCCTGATGCCCAGTTCACTACTTCGTTTGGTGATGGTAGGTCTAAACCTTTTGGTTTGTCTGCTACGGATTGTTTGTAGGATGCTAGTGAGCCTGTGTAGTCTGGGCGTTTTGGTTTTGGTGCCATGTTACTTAATGCGTGGTGGTGGAATTTTTTTATTTACTACTTGTTGCCAGTTTTTTTCTGACTGTCTGAATTGTTCCATTCTGCTTACGGTTGGGTATTTTGATTCAAGAATTGCATCACGTTTTGCGGCATAAATTTTTTGTTCTGCAGAAGATTTTGCTCCACGGGACATGGTGTCGTACATGATTGCGTCGACATCTTCGCGAGTCATTGACGGAACGTTTTCTGTTTTTTTAGGCATCAGTGGTTCATATTTCACTGGACGGCTTGGTGGTTGTGAACGGAAACCGCTTTGCACTCGTGCTTCTGCTTTAGCGTTTAATACAGCCATTGAAGTTACTTTGCTGGCAGCCATTGTTGCAGCTAGTTTCCCTAGTGAACCTGCTCCTGTTGCAATTGATGCTGCGCCAATAATGCTTCGTGCATTGGTTTTAGTTCCTGCTAGTGATGTCCCCAATGGTGTGCCGCTTCCAGCAAATATTCCTGTATCTGCACCTTTCGATGGGTTCGATACTTTGGTCCCACCAGGTTTTACGTTTCCTACGGTAGCTGTAGGTTGAGCGTTCATAGTTACTTCTTTAAAATCTGCAAGCGAACCATTCCAATCTATTTTTGGTGTTGGTGTTGGTGTTGGGTTTGGTTCAGATTTCTTTTTTGGCATGTTGCAAATGGTAACACATTGATGGTATGTTTATTTACGGAAGGAAAATCGAAGCGGTACGGGCGGGACCGTAAAAACCAGCGACTAAGGCGTTGCACATACAAGTCTCCAAATAGTTACTTTAAACACAACCTCGACAGTTGTGGGCTAGGAGGGGGAGAAGCGACATTACGGCGCAGTTTTTCTTGTCAAAGCGTGGGTTCGACTCCCATCGTTTTTCTTCTGCTATAGTCTTTTCAACTTCACAAGTCGTCACTATCTAGCCGATAGCGGCGCAAGCAGGGCTGTACCACGGTTGCATGTGGCGGGGCGTAAACAGGGGAACCTGGGTTGGTATCTATTCTTCGAAATAGGTAAGCAGCGTGATGAACGTCAAATCATTAAACAAAGGTGTCGGCTAAAATTGGCTACGGCGACCTTCCGCGGGGGCGGGAACTGTGGGGGAGAGCAACGTACTGCTTGTTGTGAGCTTGCCGCCAACAGCAGGGTTACTAGCGCGCCCTAGCGGGCTTGCTCGCAAAGAAGGAAGGCACAAGTCGTGTGGCGAGTCTCCAAGTCGATGGCACCCATTTTTTTGCCTGTTTTTTTCAACCGTATGACGAAACACACCCGTCGCACAAAATTCAACACCAAATCCCATACTGCCAAAACAGAAAAAAGAGTGAAAACATCTCTCGGTGATTACCACCCCCCACCCCCCA